GGTTCATCGGGAACAAGTGGATCAACAGGTTCATCAGGAACATCTGGCTCAACCGGTTCATCGGGAACATCTGGTTCAACTGGTTCATCTGGCTCAACCGGTTCATCGGGAACATCTGGATCAACTGGTTCATCTGGCTCAACCGGTTCATCGGGAACATCTGGTTCAACTGGTTCATCGGGTTCATCAGGATCCTCTGGTACAAGAGGAACATCTGGTTCTTCTGGAACATCGGGTTCAACTGGTTCATCTGGCTCAACAGGTTCATCGGGAACAAGTGGCTCAACCGGTTCATCAGGAAGTTCAGGTCAAACAGGTGGGGCAGGTTCATCTGGTACAGCCGGTTCATCTGGTTCAACTGGAAGTTCGGGTTCAACAGGTTCATCTGGTTCAACTGGCTCATCAGGAAGTTCAGGTCAAACAGGTGGAGCTGGTTCATCGGGAACATCTGGTTCAACTGGCTCATCAGGAAGTTCAGGTCAAACAGGTGGAGCTGGTTCATCAGGAACATCCGGTTCAACTGGCTCATCAGGAAGTTCAGGTCAAACCGGTGGAGCTGGTTCATCAGGAACATCCGGTTCAACTGGCTCATCAGGAAGTTCAGGTCAAACAGGTGGAGCTGGTTCATCAGGAACATCAGGGACAGGATTCAACACAATAAATAGTGCAAGTGGTAGTCGTTTAATAATAAGTGACGGTACAAATAATGCGGCAACTGCATCTGCTGGTATTACATATTCATCTCCAAATCTAACAATTACTGGTAGTACATCCGCGACTGCAACTTCTAACAGATTTCTAATACTTCGCCACGATTCTACTGGAACTACTACAACTGATTTTGGTGTTGGTATAGATTTTCGTGGTGAAGATGCTGCTGGAACAACGAATGTTCAAATAGGAACACTTGATTACGAGTGGGATAGGGCAGATACTGGTCTTACATGGGGTAAGACTGAAATAAATCTTTCAATGAGTGGTAGTCTGAGTGGATCGAAAATGATTCTACCATTTGCAGAAAATTCATTTGGTGGTAATTCTCGATATACGGCTGTCCATACAAAGGTCGGTGATACCGCCGGTAGGTATCCAAATTACCGAGTTTATATGTACCGCGAAACAACGAATGGAAATAACACTCCAATGATTTTTGGTGATAGTGCAGACTCACTTGCTTTACCACTGGCAAATGATACAACATGGATGTACACGGCATATATTGTTGGTAGAAGAACAGATGCTGATAATGAAAGTGCGGGGTATTGGATTCAAGGTGTTATTGATAATAACGCTGGTGTAACTGCATTAGTAGGTGTCCCACAAGTAACGGCAGTAGAAGATACTGTTGGGTGGAATGCAACAGCGGTAGGAGGAACTGGTCTTGCATTTTCAGTTCAAGGTGCAATCGGTTCAACCGTTCGTTGGAACGGATATGTTGATATTGTTCAAGTTAGTGGATAAGGAGTAACATAATGTCAAATTGGTCACAAGATTTACGAGGTGTAAAGAATCTGTCAGAAGTAAGTGCAAGTGCCAGTATAAGTTCTGGAACACTTACATTGGATTTGAGCACCGCCGGTGTTTTTTATGTTAGTCTAAATGCGGATATAACATCACTTACAATTTCAAATGTTCAAAACGTTGGTTCATCTGCATTTACACTTATATTTACCGCCGATGGAACACCAAGGGCTGTTGCATGGGGTGCAAGTGTGTTATGGCCATCCGGTAATGCGCCATTGTTGACATCCACTAACGGTAAAAAAGATGTATTTTCATTGATTACACTTGACAGTGGTACAAATTGGTATGGATTTGTTGGTGGACAAAATTTGTAAAGGTAACGTGATATGCCGTTTATAAAAAATGCAATATTATTAGTTGGTAAATCATACACACCACAGCCAATTGTAATAGGCAAACTTGCAGGTGGATTTTTTCATACGGTTTATGTAAATGAATTAGGTCGAGCTTGGGCATGGGGATTAAACAATAACGGCCAATTAGGTGACAATTCGATTACATCAAGATTAACACCAGTATCCGTTCTTGGTGCAGTAAAAACCTTTTGTCAAATTGCAGCAGGTGCTTGTCACACCGTTGCCATTGACAAAAATGGGAGAGCTTGGGGGTGGGGATTAAACAATAACGGCCAATTAGGTGACAATTCGGTTATATCAAGAATAACGCCTGTATCTGTGTTGGGTGCAACAAAAACCTTTTGTCAAATTGCAGCAGGTGGTAGTCACACCGTTGCCATTGACAAAAATGGGAGAGCTTGGGGGTGGGGATTAAACAATAACGGCCAATTAGGTGACAATTCGATTACATCAAGATTAACACCAGTATCCGTTCTTGGTGCAGTAAAAACCTTTTGTCAAATTGCAGGTGGTTTTTGTTACACCGTTGCCATTGACAAAAATGGGAGAGCTTGGGGGTGGGGATTAAACAATAACGGCCAATTAGGTGACAATTCGGTTATATCAAGAATAACGCCTGTATCTGTGTTGGGTGCAACAAAAACCTTTTGTCAAATTGCAGCAGGTGGTAGTCACACCGTTGCCATTGACAAAAATGGGAGAGCTTGGGGGTGGGGATTAAACAATAACGGCCAATTAGGTGACAATTCGATTACATCAAGATTAACACCAGTATCCGTTCTTGGTGCAGTAAAAACCTTTTGTCAAATTGCAGCAGGATTTAACCACACCGTTGCAATTGATAAAAATGGGAGAGCTTGGGGATGGGGATTAAATAGCAGTGGCCAACTCGGTGACGCCGTCACCACCCAAAGATTAACGCCTGTATCTGTCCTTGGCGCAGTAAAAACCTTTTGTCAAATTGCTGCTGGGTCTTCTCATACCGTTGCAATTGATTATCGTGGACAATCTTGGGCATGGGGCTTATTTAGTTCCGGTCAACTCGGTGACACTTCCGATATATCAAGAACAACACCAGTATCAGTTTTGGGTGCAGTAAAAACCTTTTGTCAAATTGCAGGTGGTTTTTGTTACACCGTTGCAATTGATAAAAACGGTCAAGCTTGGGGGTGGGGACAAAACAACGTTGGTCAACTCGGTGACAATTCGACTACATCAAGATTAACACCAGTATCCGTTCGTGGTGCAGTAAAAACCTTTTGTCAAATTGCAGCAGGTGGTAGTCACACCGTTGCCATTGATAAAAACGGTCAAGCTTGGGGGTGGGGATTAAACAGTAACGGCCGATTAGGTGACAATTCGTTTACATCAAGAAGAACACCAGTATCCGTTCGTGGTGCAGTAAAAACCTTTTGTCAAATTGCAGCAGGTGCTTGTCACACCGTTGCAATTGATAAAAACGGTCAAGCTTGGGGATGGGGATTAAATAGCAGTGGCCAATTAGGTGACAATTCGATTACATCAAGATTAACACCAGTATCTGTCCTTGGCGCAGTAAAAACCTTTTGTCAAATTACTGGAGGGAATGCTCACACCGTAGCCATAGATAAAAATGGAAAAGTTTGGGCATGGGGCCTGAACGGATTTGGTCAACTCGGTGACAATACCATCACATCACAAAGAACTCCGGTCTCTATTCTCGGTGCAACAAAAACATTTTGTCAAATCCTCACTGGTGATTTTCATACCGTTGCAATTGATAAAAACGGTCAAGCTTGGGGATGGGGCCTAAATAGCAGTGGCCAACTCGGTAACAATTCAACACTATCAAGAAGAACACCAGTATCAGTTTTGGGTGCAACAAAAACATTTTGTAAAATTTCTGATGGTCTTTGTCATACCGTTGCAATTGATAAAAATGGAAAAGTTTGGGCATGGGGGGCCAATAGCAGTGGCCAACTCGGTGACAATACCATTACCCAAAGAATAACGCCTGTATCTGTGTTGGGTGCAACAAAAACATTTTGTCAAATTGCTGCTGGTTTTGGCCATACCATTGCAATTGATAAAAACGGTCAAGCTTGGGGGTGGGGATTAAACAATAACGGCCAATTAGGTGACAATTCAGGAAACCGACTAACACCTGTACGTGTTTGTAATTTGTAATTCAATTCAAAGTTTAGTATATTATAAAGTTATGTTTCATTTTGAGAACGCATTTAGTTATGAAAAAATCCGATTACTTGGTCTTAACGATTTCCATTGGAGACCACTATAAGAAAGTTTCTGAACTTTCTCTTCCGTCAATAAAGGCATATTCAAAAAAAATAGGTGCCGATTTTCTAAACATTGACGAATTCAACAAATACTATATTACACAGAAATGGAACAAGTTCCATATTCATGAATTGTTGAATCAATACAAGCGAATTCTTTACTTGGATATTGACATCCTTATACGTGAAGACACACCGAACTTGTTTGAGATAGTTCCTGAAAACAAACTTGGTATGTTCAACGAAGGAAGATACACACCAAGATATGAATATCTTGAACAGGCATCAGAATACTACGGAGAACCACTAAAACCGTGGAACGGCCCATTTTACAATTCGGGTGTAATGGTTATATCTAGAATTCATAAGCCAATCTTCAAGTTACCGAAGGGAATTGACTTTGTAGAAACAGATCAACCTTATATCAACCTTCGTATTCTCAATGATAGTGTTGATATGTTTGATTTAGATTACAAGTTCAACCGAATGGATGTGTTAGACAAATTCTGTGGTATATCACGTTTAGATTCTTACATTGTTCATTACGCCGGTGCACCAGAACAAATGCAATTAGAAGTAATGAAGAAAGACATTGAACAATGGAAATTGGATTCACCGAAGTATGAATATAAGAGGAACATTCTTATTTCAGTAACCGCGGGTATGGGTGATCAACTATGTGCAGAACCTGCAATCAGATACACCCAAAAGATGTATCCTGGTGCAAACATTCATGTTGTAACTCATTTCCCTCGTTTATTTGAACATCTTTCGTGTCCTGTTTACAATTACGATCAGTGGAAAGGGATCAATGATGCAATCATAACGATGCATAGTTGTCCAGAAATTGGTCAAGCAGATCACAAGATGTCTCACGTTCTTTTCCACCCGACGGATTTTGCATCAATGTCAATGATTAGAAGAACAATTCCAAACGAAGAAAAAACAATCAAGTTGAAGTTGGAAGCCGATGATACGATGTCTGTTCTCAATCTGTTAGAAGGTAAGAAGAAAGACAAACCAACAATAGTGGTTCATGCTGGTAAGTGGTGGCCTTCAAAAACTCTCCCACAAGAATGGTGGCAAAAGATTGTAGACAAGTTATCGGAAAAACTAACGGTAGTTCTCATTGGTAAAACAATTGATGAGAAACAAGGGTATCTTCCAATCCAATGTCCAAAAGACGGAATTGACCTTCGTGACCTAACAACATTGGGTGAATTGATGTCTCTTATTTCTCTTTCTCGGTGTCTTCTTACCAACGATTCTTCACCACTTCATATTGCCGGTGCGTTCGATAATTGGATCGTAACGATTCCAACGTGTAAACACGAAGATCATATTCTTCCTTTCCGTAATGGAACTCAATACTACAAGACAAAGGCACTTCGTAAAGGACTTCTCCTTGACGATTTGGAAATTCGTCACACGGAATTCCACACAGATACAATTGATCTAATTCCAGAAGGAAAGACCCTATACGATTACATTCCAGAAGTTGATGAAGTTGTAAAGGAGGTGTTTGACATCTATGATAACAACCGATAACAAATTCGAGTCATACCGACCACTTATGAATGAGTGGGAGTATAAGTTCATCGAGAAGTTTCTAACTCCCGATGATACACTTCTTGAATGGGGAAGTGGTAACTCAACTCTATACTGGTCGGGTATCGTTTCAAAGGTAATCTCAATCGAACACGATATTGATTGGATAAATTCGTTGGGTAAGGTAATAGATGCTTATGGTGCAACAAACATCGAACTTCATCATATACCAGCACATTCACCACAACCAATTCCTTGCCGATACGAACAATTCAAGGACTACATCAATTACCCAAAAGAAAAGGGATTGAAGTTTACAAAGATTCTGATTGATGGTAGGGCAAGAAAGTATTGTGCAAAATCAATATGGGAAGTTATAGACGAAAATGTAATTGTTTTTATCCATGACTTCAACAGACCCGACTACCAGATGACACTAAAATATTATGATCTTGTTGATGTAGAATGGCGTGGTCAAGGTATTGCTGCTCTACGAAAAAAGAAAGATGTTATAGATGATGGGTCGTATTATTGATGGTAATCTACGAAGAGGCATATTTATAGAATATGTCTCTTTTTGTTTATGAGGTATTTTAAGTGGATTATATACAAGTTGAAAATGGTGAAGTAAAAGGTTATCCAAGACCACTCCCACAAAATTGGGTAGACGTTTCTAATTTTTATCTATTAGACGACGAAAGGTTACGTTCTTATGGATGGTTTCCTGTTCGTTTTGTTCCAAACCCAAATAAAACAAACAACAGTATTGTGACGGGTCAGACGTTTGTTATTGAAGGAATCGAAGTAGTTCAGTACGAACAAGTTCGAGAAAAAACACAACAGGAACTAGAACAAGAAACAAATCAAATGTGGGAAAACATAAGAGTTCAAAGAAATGAACTTCTATTAGAATCAGATTGGACACAGTTATCTGACTCACCGATTTCAGAAGAGAAGAAGATAGAATGGCAAACATATCGTCAAGAACTAAGAGATATTATATCACAACAAGATCCTTTCAACATAATTTGGCCAACTAAACCGTAAAAATATGAATAGACTTATAGAACAAATAATCAAAGAGCTAAAACTCCAAATCTTTAATGAAGAAGATTCAAATAAAGGAAAAATTGTAGCTGTATATCCTGGTCGTTTTCAACCGATGGGTATTCATCACAGAGATGCTTATATGTGGTTGAAAAAACAGTTTGGTGATAAAAATACTTACATCGTTACTTCTGATAAAGTAGATGGACAAAAATCTCCATTCAACTTTGAAGAAAAGAAACGAATAATGGTAAAACACGGAGTGCCGTCAAGTCAAATTGTAAAAATAGTTAGTCCTTACAATCCACAAGAATTCTTTGAAAAAACAGGACTAGATCCAAAAACTACTTCAATAGTTTACATGATTGGTGAAAAAGATAAGGG